TTCTATTATAAGTGTTCCGACAGCTGTACCACTAATTATTGAACCAGGTAACCACAGTCGTGATCTTATAGCATCAGAGTTAATACTAAAAATATATCTACCAGGTGCATCTACAGGACTATTAAATACTCCTGTGCATAAGTCAAACATTATAGCTGTATTTGGATCTAAATCTAATTCATCAAATCCATTTATTACTTTTATATTTTCACGCTTAACGCTTCCTATTCCAATATCAGCTGGTAAATCCTGTAATTCTGTTATTTGTTCGTCTACTTTTTCAAATTGTTTATCTATTAAAACCATATTATCGCCTATAGCATTAGCATCAGCTTGACTTTCTCCACGTATATTTTCTAAGTTTAAGAAATCAGTCCGAGGATTTGTGGGGAATTCTCTTTTTTGTTTAATATTATCCATGCTTCACCTCTTTTTATGTGAACTAACGAGTAAAACTAGCAAGTCCCCTTACCAAATGATCGTAACAGTGCCTGAACCACCAACTGATCCAGGTTGTGATGGAACTACTGGATTATTATTAGAGCCTTGACCTGGTATACTAGTTCCTCTAGTTGCACCAGTTCCTCCAGAACCACCAGTTGAGCCAGCGCCTCCATTTCCTCCAGCACCTCCGCCGCCCATGTTTCCTACTCTTCCACTAGCACCTAAAGTATCACCTACTTAATTATAACCTATTATAATATCAAAAATAGGTATATCATTAGTATTTATACATTCAGCAATATCAAAAACACCTATGTTATCGTCTTGATGTTTAGCCAAGTCATCATTTATATAAACTACATATGTTGATGGTACAACAACTTGTAAATCAGCAACTAAAGGTTCATGCTTTTTTTTACTACCTTTGTACTTGTTATCAATATTATTTAGGTGGCTTATTCCATAAAATTCTACTAGCATTAAATCTTGGTTATCTTTATTATCAATTGGATAACTTTGCATCCCTACAAATTCAAATTCTTTTTTGTCATTTAGTTTTTCAAAATTACCTTTAATTTTGTTTGTGTCGCATATTATTTTCATTTAAAATCTCTCCTTTTTAGAAATATTCCGTTACAGTATACATGCCCGAGCTAGGAGCATGTTGACCAATGGGTGTAGATATAACAATTGTCGTAGTACCTAAAGAAGTAAGCCTGTGAACAGCAACACTAGAGTTACCTTGCGCATTAATATTTACACCGCTACCAAAAACTGCAACTATTGTTCGAGCGATAATAGTTGTAAATGGCAGATTAAATGAACTTGAAGTAATATTATTAGCCATTGAATATGATACAGATCTCAAATTTCTAACAGTCCCAACTTGATTAGTAGGAGTTATTGTTATATTTTGAGTCCCATCAAAAGGTACACCATTTATATTTCTTGCAGTTTGCAATCTTGTAGCACTACCAGCATTTCCACTAATAGTAGTTTGTGCAGGGTGTCTATGGTTTCCTCTTGCGTACTGTCCATTGTCTGTACCTACGTCACCAGTTGTAGCCATAGGTGGATAAACTGAACTAGCTCTTGTATGTCCATAGTTAGTCTCACTACCTACACCAAATTCCTGTGTTGGACTGGCGTGGTTTCGAGGAAAAGTTTCCACAGGAGGTTGATCAAGCTTATATTCTATCTCCCTTATTTTTTCATCTAAAATAATATTATCTTCTTTATTGTCTAGTGCTTGAATTACATTTCCATCTCTAAGCATTGTTAATCCTAAGTGAGGTGTTCTTTCAATTGGAAGAGGTGGAGCCGCATAAGTGAACTTAATCCCATCTCTTTCTAAATTTTGTATGATTGAATTAACTTTTTTAGTTTCTTTTGATTCTTCTGTTTTCTTGCCTTTTGGCATATTATTACTCCTCCTATTCTTCAGGGTCTATCCTTGGAATTAGAGATATATCTCCCCAAGTATTGTAAGGATAAAATCCTTTTGCACCGCCATAATCGTCACTAGGAAGATTATTCATATCAACATATCTTTCATACCAACTAAATTCAGGCGTTGAATTCCATGAATCATTTAGTCGCCAGTCCCATGACTCATACAATTCGTTCGGTTCCAATGATGGTCCCCAAGTTTTGTAAATTTCAGTAACATCTCCCCAAGTTCTTCTTAATTCTGTTATTTCTAACTCTACGTTAGCAGGTATAAATTTCCTAATTTCAAGTATACCTGCTAAAAATCGAGCTTCAGCTATATTATTAACCCTTATTAAAAGTTTAAACATAGGAATAAAATCTAAAACATATTGATCTCTTCCGAATATCAAGTCAAGATAATTTATTAAAAATAATCTTGTAAAAGGTGGTCTTTGAGTTAATCTGGCTATTATACGCAATTTACGATATTCAAGAGTTTCAACGCCTTCAAGTGGTAGAATTTTTAAAATCGCTTCATACTGTCTTACACCTACGACATCGGCTGTATTAACAAAATTGTTATTAAAAATTTCTTGTATTCTGTCAAATTGGTCATCAATCTCCACTTGTTGTGTTTTAGATATAATGTCAATTGTTTTATTTCCGTCATAGAAAGGGGGGTAATTATTTCTAATTGTCATATAAAGTCACCTGCCCTAAAAATGGTATATCATTATTATCTAAATGGAAATCTTGTGGTAAACCATTGATAGTTATATCAGTAACATTAACAACTTCAGGAGTTGATAAAATCGCACTAGAAACTCTAGCTATAAATATACTTAAATTGTCAACATTAGCCCAACTTCGTCTTAAACTATCAAAATCTTTTTCTAAATTTTCGACTACTGAATCGTATACTTGCGGAATAGTTGCACTAGAAAGTGTTAAATTGGCAGTAATATCAATATCAATTACATTAGGAGTAGTTACTGTTACAAAGTGCCATATAGGAGCTGTTCCTAATCCTTGACCAGTATATTCTGTTGGGTCAATCATTTCTTTTACAGCATTTACAAATGTTTCAGAAACAGGCTTATATTCGCTATCGACTATTATTAATTTAACAGTTGTGGCACCTTCCCATACAGGAATGACTTTTAAGTCTCCAACTCCATTAATATCTCTAGTTTTATTACGATAATCGGCTATATTACCTCCAAATGGAGGATTATTAATTATATCTATTATTCTATCTCTAAAAATTTCATCTGTTTCCGTATCTTGACCTGGTACTTGAGTATCAAAAATTATTGCCGTGCCTAAAAGATTTTGTGGATTTAATGGCAAAATATTGCCTTCATAGTGATTTCCTATTGTTCCAGTCATCTCGGCAGTTAATAAAAACTGACCTGGCGAAAGTCTTCCTGTTACAACAAATATTAATCCACCAAGATTATTAGGGCTTGAAAATCTATCTCCTATCGATAACTCATAAGGGTAGCCTATTCTATCGGTAAACGCACCTATTCTAATTGCAGCTGTGGCTTGATATCTTTCTATCGCATAATCGGCTGCTCTATTATCAAGATTTATACCTGTCGCACTTAATAAATAAGTTTGTTCTTTAAATATTTCTGTATTAATTTTCAAATTATCAATTTCTATAGCTGTTGTGGCTAAAGTATTAAAAATAACCGAGCTTGGTCTTTTATCTTGAGTATCAGATATTCTTTCCAACATTCTTTCTAAAGTTGTCATATTTCGAAATCCAACTCCTCTCGAAAATCACCTAAAACTGTGTTGACGGTAAAATTAACGTTTAAAATGTTAGTATCCGAGATATTTATATTATTAATTATTATATTTATTATTCTGTCGTCTTGCGTTAATGCATTTGTAATTATATTAGTTATTTTAGCTTTAGCATAAGTTATACTCTTGCCTTTTAGCTGTTCTAATTCAATGCCATAATTAAAATCATATATTGGGTAAACATATCTTTCAGTAGTTAATATATGCATTACCGCTTGTCTAACAGCCGCTAAACCATCTACATTATTTGTAATTCTATTGTTATTTACAAAATAAGTAAGAGATGGATAAGACCTAGTAACTATTGTTTTAACATTATTATCAAAAGCTGATATTTGAGGTATCATCGTCTACTTCACCTACTTCTAAATCGTGATAACTAGCTATATAAAATTTTTGTTTATCCGACGCATGTATTATATCAACTACGTCACCTTCTCTTATTCCTCGCCATAAACGAATTTTAAAAGTGGTTGTAAATTCATGGTTATGTTGTAAATTTCCAGCGCTAACACTTTCTTGCCCTTGTAAAGAGTCTTCCGTTTTAAATTCACGTTCGATTTTAATATACTTATCATAACAAAAAGGAGATAGTACTAAAAAACCATCTTCTTCATTCAACGAAATATTCCAAGCATCAATCCTAATTTCTACAGGGTCAACATTTACAACTAAGCCATTAATTATATTTGTAGCATAACCATTTGCTATTTTATCAATATCATTCTTTAAAGTTTTACAAAAATAATCTATGCTCATATTATAAACAACTCCAACTCCATAATATGCGTATCTTTATCAAATTTATGAGTTACTTTATTTATCCACATATTTTGGATTATTCCTAATCTATCTAATTTTAAAATTATTCCACTACCAGCTTTTAAATTTAAATTTCCTAATGCTGTAACGCTTAATGTTCTTGTTTCTCTGTTGTGTAGCATTAATAAACTGTCAGACAAAGCAGTTATTTGTTCTTCACTTTCTTTTTCATCCGCTACAACTAATTTTTGTAAATGACCCCATTTAGCCATAGTTTCACTGTCTTTAGTTATCCAAACATCTCTTAATCCAGTTTCATAATTATTTCTAACAACTTTAATAAAATTAAATGTGTCTGGAGTTATAGATAACTCGTATTTATAAGACAAAGCTAGTTGATCGTCACTTATTTCTATATCGGTAAGCTCTGAATTTACATCGGTGAACTCTATCGTCCCAAAATTATCTCTTATAAAGCAATATTGATTTGTATTTATTAAATTTTGATCTATACCCCATTTTATAACTTTATATAAACTTTTTTTATCATGCAAATAAGGCGTTAACATAAAATTTGTAGAAGTTTTCACATTATGCGATAAACCAGCCTCAGAACATACTTGTTTAAATATATCTGATGCTGTTTGCTCTTTAGTTAAATAAATTTCTTCCCTTTTTAAATAACGTGTCTGGTCATAACAATCGACTTTAAAAGTTTCTTCATCATCCATGCCAACGTGAAATACATATCCTAAAAACAGCTCAAAACCATTAACAGTAAGTTTAACTTGTAGACCATTAGTAATAGACAGCTCTCCGTTAGGATCTTTTTGTACAAATAAATTTAATTTTCCAGGCTGATCATGCAAAATAGTAGTATATTCTACTTTACTACATAAATCAGCTAAATTTTCGCCATAGCCTTGTAAATCTATTTTAATTTCCATGCTATACCCAACTCTCAGGTATATTTAAAATTTGACCTGGCAATATAAAATGTGGATTATTGCCAATAACAGCTTTATTTAGCTCATATAATTGTCTCCAATTATTAGGACTTCCAGTTTTAGCTTTAGATATATTGTACAAATTATCACCAGCAACAACCGTATGCGTACGACCTACAGGAGGTCTATTTTCTTCTGAACGAGGTGGGGGAGAAGGACTGACAAATATATTGTTATCATCTTCACCCACAACTCTATTTTGAGGTGTTCCGAAAGGTTTATATTCTGTAAAACTTATCTCATAATGTATGTCTTGATAGTATCCATGTTCTCTATTATAACTAAAGTCATCTATTAAAACTAACAAGTCTTCATCAATTTCCGTTATAACCAAACTTATTGGTTCTTTTGTAGATCTCATTTCATTTATTTCATCTACATAACTTTGTGCAGATTTTTCAACACTATCAGGAAAATAACTTTCAAAAGACATTGTGGCTAAAGTTTTTTGTTTACTTAAAATTATATCTCCTAAACCTGCCGTGGATACAATTTCATTATTACCACTAATATCTTTTTCAAAATTAGGAATATTTATAGGAAGTTCAAGGTCATTTAAAAAAATTTGTATCATGCATACACCTCTAGTCCACTATTAAGATAATCAGCTAAATCTTCAGTTATTTTTTTCGTTATATAGTCAACATCAGCTGTCTCTCTTATATCTCCAGTGTTAACAGTTATTTGTGGTGTTATTTGTCTATAATTTAAAACAGCTCTTTTGGTGGCTATATCTCTTAACATTCTTAAATTTTCGCCACTAATTTCTATAGGTTCTGTATTAGCGACATTTAAAGCTTTGCTTCCTCCAGCACCTCCGCTGGGCGAGGCAAAATCATTTAAATTACCCATACCTCCAATATCTCCCATGTCAGGCATACCAGGAACAGGTCCACCAGGTGTCAAATCAAGATTTGCGTCCCAATCAAGAGCTTGTAAACCAGCTACAGTCTCACCTAAAGCTTCAGCCGCCTCATTTCCTTTAGCAAAGGCATCCCCAATACCACTATAATCAACAAAAGCTTTAGTATCTATTAGGTCTCCTCTTTTTGCTGTAGGACCCATTTTATGACTTGACAGATCTATGTGCCAATCTTGACCAAAAAAATCACCGATAGTGCCTACCCAAGCATTCCAACTACTTGTTATACTGTCCAGCATACTATTCCAAATTGTTTCAACCGTACTTGTTACAGTATAAGTTGCTGTAACAATAGCATTATTAACTAATGCATATACGTTAAATATACCTATAAATATATTTTGTAATGTCGTTTTTAAACACCTAAGACTGTTGTATTTATTTCTAACAAGTTAACTAATGTTACAATAACCAAAACTAATGCAGCTATAAACAAAGTGACAGGAAGCAATTTGATAGCCCACGCTTTTAATGAAACTAATGCAAGTCTCCATTTTTGAGCTGCAAGCCACATAGTTTTAGCACCAACAATAGTTTTTTTAGCTAATATCGTAGCCCAGCCAAACATTTTGATAGCAAAAAAAACAGCAAAAGCCTTTGCAAAAAGTTGACCAGCTTTTATCATATGATGCAAATTATCAATAAAAGCAGTTCTTATTCCTATAATCATAGATTCAAAGTCAAATCCTAAAGCCATTATCCAATTTAAAAAAGCTCCTTGTAACTCGACTAAAACTTGACCAACTAAAGATTGTGCACTTTCAACTTGTCGTTCAAATCTAGCTATAGCTCCAACGGCAGTTGTTCCCATAGTTTCGGCTAAACCGTCCCAAGAATCTCCAACCGCATCAGAAATAACTAAAGCTCTTTCTATTTCTGTACCATATTCTAATATCTTTTTTTGACTTTCATTTAGTACTACACCGCTACGTTCAAGTTGTCTATAATTACCTTGCATAGCCATACCAATTTTATTAGCATAATCAGACATACTTTCAGCAGTTATATTAAGATCTTTACTGCTGCCTACTGCAAAATCAGCTATTGAGTGCATTAAAATTTCAACAGTTTCAACTTCATCTGTAAATTTTGCTAATTCTGCTGCACCTGAAACCATAGATCCAGCCGCTATACCAGTAGCTCTTTCTATTTCATTAGCCGTTTGATTTACAGCTGATATTGCATGATCTAATTCGTAAACAGTATCAAGATTATTAGCCAAAACAACTTGTAACTGAGTTGAGGCTCTTGAATTAGATATATATATTTCTCGCATATTAGAAAAGCTTCCGACAATACCACTTATTAATTTTTGCATTAATTCAAGTGCTTGATTTGCAATAACGACAGATTTTCCAATATTATTAAATTTTGATGGTACGCTAGTTAAGCCACTCGATTGATTAGGTATATTTCCCAATTCATCGCCAGTTTTTTCAATATCATTAGCAGCATCACCAGCAGCATCACCTAAATTCTGAAATTCTATTTCAGTATCTGAAATAGTGTTACCAGCAGTTTCCACGGAATCGCTTAAAAACTTAGCTGCATCTGCTGATTTATCAAAATTATCTGCTAATTCATCAATAGCTTTTAATGAATTCATGGACGTTGTTAATTTATCCATGTTAGCTATAATTTCTTTTAACGCTGGAGACATCATATCTTTCAGTGATAATATTGTTTCTATTTTACCCATAAATCACCTATTTTCAACTGCTTTTTAATTGCTTTTTAATTTTAATTACTTTTTATTTTTCATTTTCTTTATTTCATCGTCATCAGCCTTAATTTTGGCGTCAGCAATAGCCATAAGCATAGCTTTTTGTCTTTGGGTTAAATCAAACCATTCATGAGGTCTATAATTATGCTTTAAGACATAATAAGCATAATATGAAGTTTCGACATCTTCCTTTAAGACTTTTTTGCCTCTTCTATCTCACTAGCTAAATTTCCAGAAAGACCGCTTACGGACAAAATTTTATTAGAAATATTAACTAACTCACCAAGACTCAATATTCTATCAATTAAATCGTATGGAGTAGCACAATTAAAAGCACTTAAAACTTCAGGTGAGTCAAATTTTGGATCTACACAACATTTCATAACAACTTCGTATTGCAGTATAATTTCATCTGTATTTCCTTTTTTGTCAGTAGAATTCATTTTCATCAAACTATAATCT